CAGCATCTGTTTTTTTACCGAAACGACAGATACCACTACGAAGTGCTACCCAGAAAAAGTATTTGCGATTTTCTGATGCAAGAAACAATTCTTCACCAGTATCCTGCTCCACAACACACACAGGATTATTATCCATTAGATTAGCAAATCTGTTTTTAGCTTTGCTTGATTTGGGTTTGACTGTAACTGTGCGGGTCATTTGTTTTTGATAAAGCAGTAAAGGAAGGTCAGAGATTCGAACTCTGGGAGACTATTAACCTCAGTAGTTTTCAAGACTACCACCATAAACCACTCGGTCAACCTTCCAATAAAAAAAAGGGGGGGGGATGATACCCCCATTTGTCTATCAGACTTGAACAGGAACCAAAACCTTATTATTCTTGAGTTGAGCAATTAGTTTGCCTACACTTTCAGTAGTACGAATTTGATCTTCAACACTTACTGGATCAGTGCAAGAAAATACATAGGACTTATCAGGATTGCTATTGTAAGTTACTCCAACTTGCATACCATCATAGTCAAAAGAGACTTGAGAAATAGCAGAAGATTCAACAGAAAGAATGGCAGTGAATGACATGTGTTTTTGATTTATTACCTAGTAATCATAGCACAGATTGAGGTGCTTGGGGAAGTCCCTGTGCCAGTTTCAGAAGTGGTTTCTTTGAGTGTATCTACCACTCAAGGGTTTCTTTAAGTGTATCTACATCCTTCCAGTTTCTTGAGTCTCTTTCTTGATACTCTGTATAAAGGGCATTATGTATAGTCATCAAGTCATCTATCCAAAATGCCTCTGGATAAACACCAAGAACACTCATTAGTCCTCTGTGTGATGTTCCTTCTCTTTCTGCCTTACAGATAATATAACAAAATGCCTCTACTGCCTTATACTTATCCTCGGCAGATAGCATATGATACCACCCCACAGATTTCTCAATACTATCTTTATGTGCTTTTGCAAGGTCTTCTCTCAATTTTACCATTTCTGGGGAGTTGAGAGACTCTAACAGAGTATTCTTCTTTGATTGTTCTTCTTGAAATTTAGGAGAGTCAATCAGTTCTCCTGTAGAAACTGAATTTGGTTTTGGTACGTGTTGTGATGCTGGTTCATTCATGATTAAACTTCTCCTTGAGGTGAAATCCAAAATCCATCATCAGTCATCGTATATCCAGCAGCAATCATTTCATCATAAGTCATTGGTTCTTTCTTACGAACAAGTATATTACCATTAGATACTTCATAAACAAGAGTATCACCTTCCTTCCAACCACTTCTTTCTAACAAGTCTTCTGGTAATGTAACCACACCCTCATCATCTACTGGTAAAATCCAGGTCTTGGGTTTATCTTCTTCTGGATGTTTTGATGCATATTCCAAATCACTGTGTCCCCAAGGAGGCATACAATCATTCTCGTCCTTATTGTCTTCAATAAATTGGTTCCAAGGAGACTTATAAGGTTTAGCAGTTCCTTTCAGTAAATCAAAGAGTTCTTGACTCTTCTCATACTGTAACTGCAAATACTCTGTGTGTTCGGCAACAGTCTCTATGATTGTTTCATAGATTTGATTGGCACCTATCTGCTCATCATTTATCGCATCATATAGAAATGCATTCAGTTGTTCCATTGTGTAGTTTTTGGTCATTTGTCATCACCGATTACAAGGTTTTCTAAAGTTTTGATTCGTTCTTTGAGCATATCAATCTCAATCAAGATTTCATAGAGTTCATTTGTTGTCCCCACGTTTTCATCTTCTAATCTTTCTACTCTATCCATAATAGAAAGATCTTTTTCTGTAGCAACATACTCATTAATCATAAATTTCAAGATATTCTGTATTGTCCACCAGTTCCCAATCTAAATTGAGATTTTCTATAAATTCTATAAGTTCATAGTCATCTTTAGGTAGACATTCACCTTCATCTAAAGCAAAATGAGATTCACATAAAGCAGGTCCATATTCAGCAGGATCATATAAAGTTGGAACACCAGTAACAACTGCATCCTCAATTACAGCAGAGACATAAACAGTACCATCCTCATTAGAATTAATTTTATCAATTCTGTCAATTTTAATACTATTCATTTTTTCCTCATTTCTTTTTGAATCATTCTTTTTGCAGTATCCATTGTAGTATGAACTGAAATTTGTTGTCCATTGTGTATTGTCATAAATTTTTTAGAATATGGAATGATTGCCCACTCCATATTCTTACTGACCCATCCTAATTGAGATTGTTCCATTTATGTTGAAATATCATCAAAGTCAACATCAGGATGCAAAAATTCTAGATAGTCTTCATAATCAACTCCAAGATACTCTGCAAACTGCTTTAACTCTTCATGGTGCTCTTTGACCATGAGATTTGACATGTCTTCAATCATAGTACCTCCTCAGTAACCATATCTGGAGATCATTTGCTCCATTCTGTCCTCTCTGTATTCATCTTCCATGTATTCTGATCTAATATCCTCAAGTTCCTCATAAATGAGGTCAACATCTTCTTCTACAAAAAGGGAAGTCATAAGAGATTTTACCTGTATGAATTGTTTTATTTAGTCTCAGAAGGAATCAATTCCTCTTGATGTTGTTCAAATTCAGCATCAATTTTGTCATACAACTCAACAAAAGTTGATTTGGTTTCATCATCAAAACGATTTAAACAAACTTTAATTGCCTTATCTTTTTTACCAAAGATTGAATATGCTTTGATAATATGAACAAGACGACGAGTAGAAATCACTTCATCAATACCACCATCAGTAAAAGTCTTACGAATAATATCAGACCAAGTACAAAGGTGTTTGATGAAATCAGTGTGCTCTCCAACTAAAGGAATTTTAAGAGATTCAGCAACTTTTGTCAAGATCTTTATCTCAACTGTCACATTGGGATAGTTCTGCTCAAAGGTAATAGGAAACCTTTCCAGAAATGCTTCATTGAGAACATTAGTTCCAATAAACCTACCATCATCAGATCCCTTACCTTTAGTGTTTGCAGTTGCAAATACATTGAAACCTTTTTTAGGTAAAATATGCTTACCAATTTTTTTCAGGAATACACCTTTACCTTCTAAAATTGACTGAAGACACATGATTTTATTGGAAGCAAGGTCAATCTCATCTAGGAGAAGGATTGCACCACGTTCCATTGCTTCAACCACAGGACCATTATGCCAAACTGTCTCACCATTTACAAGACGAAATCCACCAATCAAATCATCCTCATCTGTTTCTATTGTAATATTAACACGAATAAGTTCCAGACCTAGTTGGGCACATGCTTGTTCTATACAAAAGGTTTTACCATTACCAGAAAGACCAGTGATGAAAGTAGGATAAAAGAGACCAGAGGATATAACTTTTTTAATATCACTAAAGTTACCGAAGTTGACGAAAGTATCATCTTTATCAGGAATAAGGGTTTGACTAACTGCTTCTATCATAGTAATTGGATCAGCAGCAGGAGCAGAATAAGTATCTTCTAGTTCATCAATTTTTTCTTTAGTCACTTCCAAATTCCACTTACCACGAGATACTTTGTATACATTTAGTTTCTTAGATAGTGTAGCATAAGAAGTATTGATTTGTGAAGCAACTGAACGAACAGCATCTGCACCAAACTCAACACCAAACTGATCTTGAAGAAGTTGAATTGCGTTTTCCATAATAAAAATAAAGAACTAGGAGATGCTTAACTACTCATGTAGTATAGCACCTATATTGGGAATATAAGTGTCTTAGTGGACACTTGATAAACTGTCTTTGATCTCACTCAGATGATCCAGATTTAAGTTCATATTCAGGATACCTATCTCTAACTCTATCTCTAAATCTACCATTAAATGATGGGGGATTTAGTTCTCTCTTTTGAGTAATAACTTTATTAATGTGATCAATAATTAAAAGTTTGTCTATGCTATCATTTTTTTTCATTTGGTTTTACTTAAATTGTAATTTCTTTTTACCTACCATAGTTGCACCTTCACCTGATTTTAGAGGTGAATTAGCATCTCTAGTTGAAGTTTTTCCTTGATCATATTTTTTCCCTAACTTGGGATCTGCATCAGATCTTCTAGAAGTTCCTAACCAAGATGCTCTAGATTGTGATCCTGGTTTCTGTTTAATAAGAACACTATCCTGGTCATCATTTTTAGAATCAGGTTTTTGATTTCTTTTATGTTTGAGACCTCCTTCTTGTCCAAGTTTAGTTGCAAGTTTTTTGAAAGTTTTCTTACCTGTTTTACCAGAACCAACTACAAAAGATTTTTCTTTTTGGTCACCATGATCTTTTTCACGATAAACACCTTTTACTTGAGTTGGTCCAGGAAGTCCAGCACCACGAACACGATTAGTAAGTCTTGATGATGCTGCTTGCTTTTCCTTTTTAGTTTTATCTCCTCTGTCTGAGGATACAATAGCAATACCTCCTTTTTGTGTCTTTGAGACAATTCTACTTAAAGATTTCTCTTGAATATAAGAACATTCTACTATAAATTCCTGAAATGTCTTCATTTTTACAAGTCTTTTTAGATATTTAGTTATGCTATTAAGTCAACAAAAGAAGACAAAAGTTTCTTGTTGGTTCTCTTCTTATTAAGCATTTTTGTAAATGCAGTTTTAATTTGTGCTTTAGATGCACCATCCTCAACTATAAACTCTTCATCCTGAGATAAAGAAGATGAAGGAATTACATTAAATTGATCATAACCAGTACCAGTAAATGAAATGAACTGTTCTTTTTTGTAAACTGCTCTCAATTTCTCATAATCACCACATTCAGTTCCATACCAATCATAGCATGTTTTGAAATGTTTAGTAGGAACAACTCTAAAATTAATAAAATTAACTGTAGGAAAATTATCTTTTAGAGTAGAAAGAAGAACTTTTGAATAGGTTGGAAAATTCCCAAACACATAAGGAGGATAAACTCTACCATTTTTTCTGTTACGAACAGTAACTTCATAATCTTTAGCTAATCCAATATAAGTTTCTCCATTAGGTCCTTTTCTAGCAATAGTATTGCGATTTACATAACCTTCACCATCAGTCAGAAAAACTACATTTACTTTTTGAAGTTTGTTTTTCTTTTGAAAATCTGGAATTAGCGAATGAAGAGTAAGCATAGTATCTCCAATAGGAGAACCAGACAACTCAATAAAACGTGGAATACATCCATTTCTTTTTTGAATTGCAGAGCAACATGCCCAAATATTCTTCATCTGCTCATCTATATTATTAGAATTAGTTTTACTACTAAAGAAATTGAAAAGTCTAAAGGATTTTTCTGGAGCAATAATACCTGAAACTTTTTTGAAGATTTCAGGATGATTTGGTTGCAATTCAACATATGAATTACAATCTATGGTAAAAGCATACACTTCAAATGGAATGTTAACTTTTCTACAAAACCAAATTAGATTATACAATTGCTTACAAGTATCTAAAATCCAGTCACCCATTGAACCAGACCAATCAAGAATAAAAATTAAACCATGATCCTTACCATCAGGGACAATGGAAACTTTCTTAAACAGATCCTCATTGAATTTATAAGTATGCAATTTAGAGGTATCTAAAATACCAGTGCGTGCAGTTGTAGAACGTGCATACTGATTTGCTGATTTCTTACACTCAAACTCCTTTACAAGATAAGAGACTTCTTTCTCTGCTGATTTCTTATATTGAGCATATTCAGAAATTACTTCAGTATGCCATTCCTTCAGGCAAGAGAACTGCGAATAATATTCTTGAATTTTAGTATGAATATACTCATTGGGAATGATTATATTTTCAAGAATCATTTCTGGAAGTTCCACATAAGTGGTTTCCCTACCAAATTTATCAGTCAGATCTTGTGATTTTTCATCAAAAGACTTTGAAGTTTTTGATTCAAATTCATCATGATTATCACTAGGTGCACCACCAGAAGATGATTCCTGATTCATAGTAACTTGATCATTATCTTGAAGGTTACTATCAGGATTAGAAGATTCCTGTTCATTAGAATCATCTGATTTATTTTGTTCAAAATCCTGAGGAAGATCTACTTCTTTCCCACTTTCCCCTTGATTTTGAACAATTTCAGGCATCTCAGTAAGTTGTTCTTTTTTGTAATTTAGAAACTCAACAAGTTCTCTAGAAATATCAAGAACTTCTTGAAAAGTTTCTAATTGACTGATACGAGTTACAAATTCATCTTCTTTATCTGAAAATGCAATGTTATGAAATGCACCAATCTTAAAGTAAAGATTAATTCTGTCAATAAGTGAAAGTTTGTCCAGATCTTCATCTTTGGTAGAAAAGAAATCATCAAGATTCAATTCATTATAACCATTGTAGAAGGTCTTAGAAAGACCAGGATACTTCTTTTTCATTAGACGTTCTACACGAACATCTTCAACTACATTAATAAAATCTTTGGGGACATCAGAATATTTTTCAGTCCAATCAATATTGTCAGTGAACAAGGCATGTCCAGTTTCATGACCAACAAGAAGATCATAAACTGTTTCTGATGCTTTATCCCACATGGGCAGCGTAAGGATTCTACGATCTACATCAAAGGATGCAGTGGAAACTTTCCTGTGCTCAATGATAAGATTCTCAGTTGCCAAACATTTAGCAAGAGATCCTTTAACTTCTAGATTGACTGCCATGTGTTTTTTTCACTGTCCTTATAGGATAGCATAAAAAAAGGAGAGCACCACCTCCCCTTAGTACACTAATTAAACTGTCCACCACCAAGGACAGGTCTTGAGTCTCAAAGATACAAAGAACTCTCAAGACTTTTATATAATAACATAAGACTTGAGACTTGTCAATAGACTATGTGCTTGCAATACCTACTGGTGCTGGTGGTGCAATTTCAGCTGCTGGTCCTGGAGAACCTTCAGTCACCTCATCTTCTGGTTGCCAAGGGAATCCACCAGTAACAGAAACTACTGGACTTACAATTGCCTCAATTTGCTCTGCAATTTTTCCATTTACATGCTCTTCATAAGACCCAACAACAACAGATTGAATCCAACCAAGAACCATTTCTTCTGTTAGGTCTTCATAAGAAACAAAATTATCAAGATCTACTGATGAAAGATCAAATGGAGTTGCACCTGAAAATTCTCCAACATTACCATCTGCATCAGTACCAATTTTTTTCCAAAATGTCTGAACAACAATGTTTTCAGCAACATCAGTATTTTTTCTTTTTAGACTGGTTAATTTCCAGGTATAATTCATTGAGGTGCTCCTTGTGAAAATTCTGGTTGTTCTGGTTCTTCTGGTTCTTCTGGTTTAATACCATTTGCAGTTAGATATTCAACAATACCTTGCATTTTTGTATATTGTTCTCTTTTAATATTCAAAACATTAGTTAATTCAGAGATTTCATTTGAAAGTTTTCTTTGACTTTCAAAAATCTGTTTTAGATGTGCTTCGTGGTCAATCATAAGATTTATATAGACTCTTTGTTATTTATAATCATATTTTTGAGGTCATTTATTTGTATTTGTTGTTCCTTGATTGCTTCAATTAGTACTGATACAATTTTAGAATAATCTAAGGATTTAATTTTATTTGATTCTTGACCCTCTAAAGTATTTCTTTCTGTTTCCAAAACTAATTCAGGCAACACTTCTTCTACTTCTTGAGCAATCATGCCCACAGACCTTTCACCACTTTCTATCCAATTAAATCTTACACCTCTAAGTTTACTTACTATTTCCAATCCATTTTCTAGAGTTTCAATATTAGTCTTGAGTTTTCTATCAGAATTAGCAGTAACAGTACCACTTGCAACTACATTACCAGATTGATTTACAGTAAATACATTAGACCCACCACTATTTCTAAAAATTAATAAATCAGCACCTTGAATATACCAGCAACTAGAGTGATATTGTATTTTACCAGAGAACTCACCGTCCCAAGATGATGAATCAGACCTCCAAGAACCAACAGTACGAATTGAAGTAGTTGAATTTGGATCTAAGTAGTATGCAGTGTTGTTGGAGTCGTAGAAGAGTGGTGCCCTCATTGATGCACCAGCATACAAAATGTTGTTTACATTAACGTCTTGCCCACTATTTCCTACATACCCACCAATTGTCATTAGGAGAGATTCACCACCATTCCCATTTCCATCATTGTTTGTGTCAGTTGTTGGAGAATCACTATAAAAACGAATACCACTATAGTTTGCTCCTATTCGAATACCTGTGTGATACCCTATGATTAAGTCTGAGTAATGTGGATGACTCCAACTACCATTAGCAGTATCTTTACCCATAGAGTAGTGACTTGCGGCAAAACTATGCCCACCAGCACCAGAAACAAAATTAATTTTGGTATCTCCTAGGATTGTCGTACCCGCCGTGTTTAACGCATTTAAATTAGAAGTACTTGCAGGGTCTGCATAGTATGCAGTGTTGTTGGAGTCGTAGAATATTGGAGATCTATGAGAACCAGTTGCATAAGAAACTCCATTATCAGAATCTAAGAATATCCTTGCAGTACCACCAGAGGCAACATACATACCCCAAATACTACTCCCAACACCACCAGGATTTCCAATTCCACCATTACCAGCATATCCATAACCAATACCATACATATTTCCAAGTGTGGTTGATGTAGGAACATAAGAACCACCAATAGAATAAATTGCGCCAGAAGTAGATACAGATTCTGATGAAGAATAATTACCACTCAAATAACCAACACCTGCAGCAGAACGAACTATTGCACCACCTACAGTCAATCCATTTAAATTAGAAGTACTTGCAGGGTCTGTGTAGTACGCAGTGTTGTTGGAGTCGTAGAATATTGGTGCTCTGAAGTCTCCAGATGT